ATAGCATCATCAATAGCTTCACTTCTAACATTTGCAGCAGTAGCAGCTTTGCGAACTGCCGAATGAATACTAACAGTTTTTTCCTTCTCAACAAACATTTTATTAATGTTTTCAAGGTTAGCAGTTTTCACTTTTTCAGCTTCAAGTAACCGTTCAATCGGATTTAACTTAGCCTTTAGCCTAGTTTCAACAATACCCTCAATTGTAGTTTCATCAATCTTACCTGAAGCAAGATCTTCAAGTGCATGAATACGATCCAGTTTAGCTAAAATTTCATTAGCATCAACACCGCCTAATATTGCATATTTAGTCTTAGCTTCAGCAGTAGCAGCACGTTCTTTTATGATACCAGCGTTTAAACGTGCAATATCTGCATCAGTTCTCATACCATCAACACCAGTTAGAACAAACTTACCTTCTTGTTCAGTATATAATGAATGAAAAGCCGCTTCAACTAAGTCTAAATTTTCTTCTACTATTTTTAAGCCCATATTATTTTCCTACTTTTGGTTGTGGTGGTTTTGCGATTTGGTTGGGTTGTGCAGGAATCTTTGTTCCGGCATCGGGTGTTGGAATATTAGCATTTGTATTTTCGACTGGAATTTTTGCCATTTCAGTTTCAAAATCAAAGTTTGTCATACCCCTATCTACAAGCACATTATGAATACTTTCTAAAGATATAGGAGCACCCATATTTCTAGCAGTCATAATATTAACAAGTTCTTGACCTTGGAAGTCTATATCAGCAAAGTCCATATTTGGTATAACTCGTACCTTAGATTCATCAGCACCAATCCATTTAGCAGCTAATTTTAGAATCTTTTCTAAAGCTAATGCTGAAGTAATAGCTATTTGATTTAAAGTAGCAGTTTGAGCTCCAATACGAACCCTTAAAGCTTCACCACTTTCTACATTTGACTTAGTACCAATTAAACGACCTGAATGAGTTTCTGCACGTTTGCGGTCATTTTCTAAACAAGTTCTTTGTTCAGCTAGTCCCTTAGAACTAACTCCAATATACTTAGCATCCCCAGTAACATCAATATCAATACGACTACCAGCACCAGTACGAATCGCATCATCTCCTCCAGGAGCTAAATTAGGGTTACGAACACTTCCTATAACCACAAGGGTATCTTGACCTTGCATAAACAAAGAATAACGGTAATCAGCTTCACCACGATAAATAGCAGCAGTAATATTAGCTAAACCAAGTAACGGTGAATTTTCAGGCAAAGGTAATAAGTCTTTTGAATTAACAAATATGAAAGGGATTTCTTTTAAAGTTTTACCTCTAATAGCAGGTGTAATTAATAGTTCCTCATTAAAAGTAATACCAGTATTGTTATTAAAAACACCTTGCTTATACACACCAGTAACTTCATCCAATATAAGCAAACGATACTGCAACATAATTTTCCAGTTAAACATACCACCTGTAGTAGAAGCTCTACGATAACCAGTTTCATCCATGATGACCATATTAATCTTATCAGTATCAATAAAATCGTTGCTTTCATCCCAATTAATTAATGACTCAGCAGTATATAAAGATATATAAGGTACAGGATAAGTTGGATCAGGGATAATAGGTATATCAAGTAATAAACCACAACGACCTGTAATTAATTGCTCGACATTGATACGTCTTAGCAACTGATTTAAAGATTCGCCTTTAATACTGGAGTCTTCCCTTAAAACTTCAAGTTCAGGTGGCAATTCAATAACAGCTTCTTTTTGATGCAGCAAACCTATAGAAATTTCAACAGCATCCTTAATATAATCTGGAAATACTGCTCTTGATAAATATGACTCATACGCTTGTCGACCTACATCACTAGCTCCCATACCATCCATAGTCATACCAGCAGTTGGAAGTAAATATTTATCTTCCGCTAGTTTAACGTACTCCTCACCTTTATAAAAATCTCGTAATTGTACCCATTGGTCATGGTGCTGAACATAAGCTGGATGTTGAGAATTTAATGACATTGAAGTTCCTTATTTACAGTTAAATACTTGACGATTTAAAGTTGAATTAGATGAATTACAATATAAAGCTTTACCATAAGTAGTGTTCTCTATTTTATCTTTAGCTTTGCTATCTGCGAGTGTCTGATACTGCATATTTTTAGGTGAATCAATACCACCCTGAGCCAAAGCACAAATATGATCGACAACATAACCTTTTCTACCATGTGGGTATCCTTGTTCTTTATCAAATTGCCTTTTAACTGCAGAACTTCTGCAAGTCGAAGCTTCAGAATCATTTATTAAAACTAATATACTGACTATAAATAAAGTAATAGTTATTTTTCTCATTATTGAACACCTTTAGTTCGTCCACCTTTAGCACCAACGCCAATAGACAGAAGTTTGTAACGTGCTTCATCACCAATATGATCTTCAGCATCAGTATCTACATCATCAGGGTCAATTTCATCTCTAGGTAAAATTGGTACTAAATCTATAAATAATTTACAACTATTAAAGATAAACATTCCTGGTTTTTCCCGAGGAATTACAGTTTTTTCTTTTGTATCTTTATCAATAATAATTTGCGGTTTACCTTGTCGCATGTACAACCGCATTTTTTCCCAACCAGCCTTACGACTACCTGAGGATTTATCAGAACGTATCCAAGTAACTCCAGGATAGTTATTTCCGTTTATTCTAACAGGATTAGCCATTGATGCGCCAATACTATTTCCATTTTCAACATCATAAATTGAATTATCAGCAGGTCCAGGATGTACCCTTTTATAGATACCCATAGAAAGTTCCCTTTCAATGATACCTTGAGCAATATCACCTGCCAACATTCGTAATCCTTCATTTGGACGTCCATTCCAACCGTACCATTCCCCAATACGGAATATATCTCCCCTTATAGTACTACGTTTAGTACCATCTGGCAATATTACATCTGTACCATCACTTTCAGCCCACCAACCTACTGAAAAAGGGTGCGAACTACCCCAATCAAATGAACGGTCAATACGCCAATTATCGGGGACAACAAAAGGTTCAATAATATGTAACTTAGAATCCCAAAGGTCGTCAAACATACCCCCTGCAACAACATCCCAATCACCCATAAGCCATGCTCTCTTTTTATTAGGCTCATCTATACTCTCCAATGTAGCAACATACTCAGGACTTAGGTATTTATTCTCCCTATAGCTTCCAAATATATGCGTTTGAGTTTTAAATACATCTTCTCGTTTTTGAGTTCTAGGATTGTAAACATTAACTTTGTTTTTTAAAATTTCACCCATGCGAGAAGCACTAATAAAACGTCTTTTAACCCAGTTATGTCCAGGACCGTGAGGATTACAGGTAGCAAACACCTCTAAATTGATTTCTGGCAGTAGACGTTGTTCAGCAAACTTGTGGTTACTAGGCACATGCTGAATTAAACCCTTTTTATTAAGTATATCCTTATTAATATAAAAAGGAAAATCCTCAGGTCTGAATGATGACCGATTACAAGACATCATCATTTCAAATAAGTTACCATTAGGGTACTTAGTAAGCTCATTCCACCCAATAAATGGAAATTCTTGCCCATGAAAACCCCAATAGTCTTGATCTTTCTTAACTGTACGAAAAAGTAGTTCTTCACCAGTCTTCCAAACCCATTTATAGTCTGATTTAGAATTTATAAAGCGACAGTTATCCTTAAACTCAGGAAACCAACGCATTGACTTTGAAACTAAGTCGTCTAAGTTCTTATATTCCCTATCAAAGATAATACCTCGCCAATGTCGACCATAACCCTGTCCAACTTTAGCACGAAACCGCATTAACTGAGAATCAGTCTTTCCTGGACCTCGACTACCGTGATAAACGATAATTTGAGCAGGGCATGACATAGCTAAAGTTTGAGATCCTGGAAGCGGAGCCCAAACTACCTTTTCAACCATTACTTTAGAGTCCTTGCTTTATTGTCTGCGAATCTTTGCATACGTTCCATTCTAACATAATCCATATCATTCATAGGTGGATCAATTATTATCCGCCATTTACTATTTTCACAAGATGGTCTCGGTCTTAACTGTAAACTTTTCGCCCTTCTATCAGCTTGAACATTTCTCATATTGATTCTTGTGCAGCATTAATTAACTCTTGTTGAGCTTTCAAAGCAGTTTCTTCCCAATCATCAACATTACTAATTCCAGGAACAACCATGACACCACCTTTACTGGTAATATCAAGTGTATTAGCAACAGGTTTATCCATACCTAATATAGAAGCAAGTTTTGCAGCAGCAGCAACCCTTGAACTATAAGGTCCGTTCGTAGCAGCTTGTCGTAATACTGACAAAGTAAGTTGCTTATCAAGTTCTTCTTGTTCAAGTTCATCTGCAGGAGTCTCCAAACTAAGTTCAGTAATCCGTTTTTGAACGTAAGGTTCTGCCATAAATCGTATTGCGTAATCTTCAGCAAAAGCTTTAGTGAAACCAACTCTCATACACGCAAGTACCGGATCAAAATCAATCAAGTATTGTCGCACAAATTCATTTCTAAGAGCCAGTTCCCTTTCTGATAGAGGTAATTGCCCTTCATTTCCCCATAAATTCATTTTGGTTTCCTATAATAAGTTGAGGTCACGCTAAAATTAACTAACGTTTTTAAAGTTTATCATTTTTAACGCAACCTACAAGTGTGGTAACTGGAAATTTAATTTCGTCCTGAGTGTATCCTAGGTTACAGTTACCACAATTCTAACCTACTTCTTTTTAGGTTCCACAATAGGTTGTCCATTGAATAACTCTTCTAGCAAACCATTAGGTATATTTGCTTCAGCACTAGCTTCACCAATTTCTTTAGTTATAGGTAAATCTACAGGAACATTATTTGTAGTAGCCATTATCCCTTCTTATTTAATAATCTATGAAACTCATTTATTTTAACCACATAATCTGTAGTTTGTAAAGCATTTTCATTTCCAGTAACAAATTTCAATGCTGAAATAATAGTAGCATAGTCATTAGCACCATGAACCATCTTCTGTGCTTTCAACAAGTTACCTAAACCTGCATTGTATGAAGCCAATGCTAAATTATAGCGGTCAACTTCAGTCCTTTTACTATTCCATTGCGTAATTAACGCCCTCATGTAAGCAGCACAGCATTGAATTGAAGCAACAGCATTAGTACGGCTAGTTTTAGCAGGTAAGCCACACTTATCAGTGTATTCTTCCCAAGTATCAGGCATAAACTGAGCCAAACCCTTAGCACCCACAGGGCTACATGCTTCAGGGTCTAAACCCGACTCTTGAAACAACTGAGCCTTTAATAAAGTAAAATCAAACGGCAAATTGTATTCTTTGTGAAACCTTTGAATATCAGCATCGTAAATATCTTTCATTTAACACCCAATGAACCTTTAAACCCCAACCAAATAAACCCTAGAATACCTGCTAGGACTACACCGAACAACGTCATTAACCCTTTAGACTTTAAGGCTTCAGTAGTTTCACGCCACTCCCTTAAATGCTGAAAATCCCTTTGTACTTTAATAGGATCATCTACTTCAATACCTAATGAAAGTAAAGTCTCTTTCACAGTCTGCCTAATTAATTCTCGTTGCTCGTTGCTATCTACCATTACCTGATTCCTTTTGATTCAGTAACTTCAGTTTGGTTGTTGTACTGACCTCTAATGGAGTATGACTTATCTACAGGTACAGGTTCATGTTTGTAGAATATAACCTGTCCGATAGGCATACCCACAGTTAATAATAGTTTATGAAATTGATTTACGTTTTTAAGTTCAAGTGTCAATTTAGAATTAGTCCAACCTGCATCACACCAGCCAGCATTTAGATGTTCTAAGCCATTCCTTGCCATTGATGACTTTAATTTGTATTCACAGGAGATATTATGGGGCAAGTTAAAAACTTCAAATGATGAGGCTAGAATCATTTCGTTTGGTTGCAAGATGTAACCACAATGATAGGGGCTATTGTTAAGGTCGATA